TCTTCTTATCAAATCCACCAACTTCACGAGCCATGAATTCACCTTCTGTTGAATCACTACCGAATGTGACAGATTCACCTTTTGTTTCACCTTCTACATCGGCCATTCTAAATTTACCCTTAGTGAAGCCAATATGTTCTGTTGATCCGTTTTCCATTGTTCTTGTAAACATACAAGCTACATACGGTGGGTTAGGATTGTCAGATAAGCCATGCATTCCATCCGCTGTTTCCCAACCATAAATGATAGTCCGGTCTTCAAGTGGCAGTTTGTGAAATTGTGTGGTCAATTGTGTTGCATCTGTGGACATTGCCATTTCAGCGACACCATTATCACCGTATGCCTTCACAATTTCTTGCGGTGTACTAATGTTGATATTTTGCAAAAACTTAATTCTTTCAGCTTGTGTTTCTTTAATTCCAGTGTCATCAGCTTTTAAAGTTCCGTAATAAAAGTCAGTTAAACCTGTAAAGGATAAATAATTCTTTTCTGCCATTTATATCACTCCTGTATATTTTTTACCTCGGTATCTCCGAGCATCTCGAAAAATATTAAAATCCTTGTCGTATTCATCGATACCATCAAATTGCCTAAAGTTAATTTCCCACATTAATTCTCGTATTTTACTTGCTATAATTCCTGCTTCTTGAAAATCGGTTGACCATACGTCAATCTGAAATATATAATCATCTGTTAACCAAGTGTCATCTGCGTAATCACTCGGCTTTGGTGTGCCTATCGGATCTATGATGATATGAGTTTCTTTTACATCTTTCGCCTCTGGGTATCCATAAAACTTGATGTTATTACCTGCTTTTTCGTTGATTAATTCATCAGCTATTAGCACATTGTAAATATCCCATATCATCATATCCCCTCCAGTACAGCTTGTTTAATTGCTTCACGATAAGCATGTTCCGCATTACGCATAGCACGAGCAATTGCACCTTTTCTCGGTGGATTAGGTATTTTAACCGTTCCCCACTCATTAAGGTGTACGATGCGATAACGACCATGTGGACCGTTAAAGTGTACTTTGATAGTCTTTACCCCACTTATATAAACTGGGTCTGAAATAGTAATGTCATCAACCGTCCAACCTTTAGCGTACTTACCACTTGTACCAATTGATGTTTTTAAATACTTTACGAATACTTCTGCACCTTTTAAAAGTGCAGCGTCACCAATTCGATTCATGTTTTCTTCGCCAAACCGTCTATCTAACTCAGCAAGCAACTCGTTCATACCTTTAAATTCTGCTTTAATCATGTTGCTAGCTTCCCTACAATGTTAATTACACTACGGTCTTGCACGTCTGGTTGAACATGCTTGATGTTATATGGTTCAAGATATAATGGATCATCAATCTCAACATAATGTTTGTTTGTTGGCACATAACTGTTAATTGGATCACGTATTTTAATGGTTACTTCTGAAAGAGTACCGTTTTGTTTGGCTCTTTCTAAATCTTTAAGCCATACTCCATCAATTTTCGCTAAACATTCGAACAGGATTTTCTTTTGTTTTTGACCTGGAATTGGCCCTGACTTTTCTTCATACTCATAAAATATAACAGGCGTTCGAAAATCACTGCTTCTATGGCGTGGTGGCTTATACTCATTCTTCCACATCTTCAGCACCTGCCATCGCTAGACTTAGAGAGATAATTTCACTTAAAAAATTATCTTCAAAATATTCAAGGGCATCGTTGTAAGCATATCGTGTTCGTTCAATAACAAGTTCGGTTGCTTGTTTGTCTATATTTGTTTCGCCATCGGTATTAAACTTGCCACACTTTTCTTCCACAAAAGAAATAGAAAAGGACAACAACTTTTTTAAATTGTCGTCCTCTCCATCGTGAAAAATATGCATACGTTCTTTAAATGTTTGTAATAATTCTTCAGTGACCATAAACAACCACCTCACTCTTAATTTTCCGACTCTTCAGGTTCTGGCTCTGTCAATGTTAATGAGTGAGTTGCTGTGTGTCCACCATCTTCCGTTTTAACCTCGGTTACATAGACGTTTGCAGGTGTGTCTTCTGTCCACTCAATACGACCGGTATCACTTACTGATAATCCAGTTGCACTCGGTGTGATATTATAAGTTACATTTTTGTTCGTTGCATTTTCTGGTTCAATCGTTACAGTAAGTTGCCTACTTCCAGCTGTTCCTGCTTCTGCTGTTGAAGTTTGTGGTGAAATACTTAAACCTGTTACAGATACTGGTAAAGTAGTAGCTACGATAGATTCAGACAGTTCGCTCTCTCCAACTTCGTTCTCTGCACTAACTTGATAACTGTAGCTTGTATTAGGTTCAAGCTCTGTGTCGGTGTATGTTTTTTCGGTTAAACCGGAAGCTACTTTTTCGCTGTTTCGATAAACGTTATAGGTTACCATTTCGCATCTCCTTTCTAAAAAACTAGCCCTAATTTAGAAGCTAGTCCCACGTCAACGTGACCGTATCAGTAGTTGTACTAGCTTCTAAATTTACGGGCTGTTTAGGGTGTCTCTTCACCAGGTACTGGAAACTTGATATCTAAATCATATACAACAGCTGCTTTGTTATCTTTCGGACGACCGTTAGCGAATCGTTTAATTGTATATAGTGTTGCATCTTCAATTGCTAATGTTTGGTCAAATTTCTTCAATTTGTAACCACCTGCAATTGCAGCAATATATTCTCCTTTAACAAAGAATACTGCTTTTCCGACTGGGATTTCTTCGGAATCAACCACTTGTAAATTGTAAGGTAAGTTCGTTACGAATGTTCCAGCGTCATTTTGAATTGTATGACGTGCATTTACCGCCAACAAGTCGATAGGGTTAACTACCATTACAACTTTGTTTAGTACTTTGCGATATTTTCCATCAGCATCTGTTGATAACTCTTTAAGCACACCATACAGCTCACCGACAACGACTTCCCCTTTATCAGAAGGTGAAAATGTTAATGTACCACTAGATTCCTTATCCGTAACCGCACCAGTATCAGGATCAACGTCTTTCAGTAATCCAATAGGTTCATCTTGAGCAGGTCCACGACCATTTACCAAGCCATATTCTAAACCAGCCGCTAAGGATTCGATTAACAAAGTAACCATGTAACGGTCAATCCATACTGGACCAAGCTCTAACATATCATTTGGAATTGCTCCAAACGCTGTTAATTTAAGTTGAGTGATCTTTTCATCTCGGAACGCAGCGTTAACTTGTCCTGTAATATCACCGAAAATTTCTTTCCAAGCGTATGCAAGTGTTGGGTCAGAGTAAATAAACTTTGTAACTGCGCCTAAATCCTGTAAACCAATCGCTTGTAAAAACGGGCGTTCTTTAACCAACCCTTCAAATACACGCTCTTGAACTGATTCTGGTAAAACAGACTCATCATTAAATCCGCCATCTTCAACAACCTTGTTATAAAAAGCTGTTTCTTCAGAAGTTAATACGTGAGAACCACGTGACACCAATACCTGCGTATCTAATGAACTGTTTCGCGCATCTGCCGTGATTTTTTCTGTTAAATCTTCCTGCAATGCAACAAACATTTCGTCTACTGCATTTTGTAATTGATCCTGTGTTGCATTTTCATCTTTCAATAGCGCTGTGTACGCTTCTTTCTTTTTATTAAAGTTCTCCATTGCGTTTTTTAATTTCATAACCATAAATTATTCCTCCTAAAATTTTAAATTAAAAAAAGAACCCTTTTCTTTTAGCCGCTACTGGCTGTTCAGGTTCTTCTTTTTGTTCTTTTAATTGTTGTTTTAATTTTGTTACTTCTTCTTCAAGACTAACAATTTTATCTTTTAATTTTTCATCACTATCTTTTGTGATAGAGTTATTGAATTCATTGGCTTTATCCTGGAATATTTCTGATTCTACCTCTTCTGCAACTGCATCTACAATTTCATCAATAAAACCAAATTCTTTTGCTTTCGTTGCTGACATATATGTTTCTTCATCAAGTAGTTTCTTAACTGTATCTTCATCGACTCGATGCGTATACGATGCAAGAACAGACTCATTAATGCTTTCTAGGTCATCCGCTATTTTTCGTAATTCTTTAGAATTCCCCATAGCAAATGTCCAAGCGTTATGAATCATCATTTGCGTATTGGAATACATTTTAATTACATCAGCACCCATTGCAATAATTGATGCTGCACTTGCAGCAATACCAGTCACAATAACTGTTACCTTTCCTTCGTGAGAACGTAAGGTATTCATGATGTCAATACCTAAAAATACATCGCCACCATACGAATTGATTTCGAGTGTGATTTCCTCATCCTCTTTAACGGACTTCATTTTGTTATTAAAGTCCCAAATGGAACTATTCCAAGAAATGATATCGCCTTTTATTTTATGCTTCACTCATTCTCACCCCCTTCTACAGCTACATCAGAATTAGCAAAGTTTTTCGTCATAAAGAATTTATCGTGAATTGGGTCATCCGAATGTTCGAATCCAATTATTTCACGTAACTCATGACCGTCTGCTATTCCAGAACCTCTTAATTTTTCAGCGTCTTGTGCCATTTCTAATGGACTCTTCTCATTAACCCCATAAACCTTTAGTTTGAGACCATTATCATAATCTCGCTTTTCAATCACCTTAGCTGTTAACTCATCTTTAATTTGTTCCACTAGTGGTTTAGCGGTCAATCGAATATAAGCTTTCATAGCTGTTTCATATTCGCTCAATTCTCCAAGCACTAAAGCAGATGGAATACCCAAGATGTTAGCAACTTGTTTTGTTACGTCTTTTTTCAGTTTTTCTAATTCTTCAACAGATTGAGTTTTTGTTCCTTGACCTTTAGTGATCTCTTCATAATTAAACCCCTTAATTTTTGGAGCTATGGCGAATGCACTTTTTCTAAAATTTTGATATAGGCGCTGTATAAAATTGTTTAATCTCTTTCTATTCTTTTCATCTAAGTTTTGTGATGCTTCAATTTCAGCCAATGCCCTAATTTGATTTTCGTACATCTTTGTTTCAACCATACGTGAGAAAAGCTCACTGTAATCTTTAAACATACCGTCTAAAAATCGTGTGAACTTCTTATTGTTGTACGTCATATAAATGACTTCACTCATAACAAAGTCTCGCTTAAACGTATAACCTTTCACAGTTACACTTTTGAATACATCTTCATAAAGTGCATACTCAACTTTATCAAAACTATCAGCGATTAATAATTCATCTGTATCAGTTAAAATAACCAGCACTTCATTCTCCACAAGTAATGTATAAACGAAGTCTTTCCAAAACTCAGCTGCACTCTGATTACTATTCGGCCTAACATTGAGCAAATAATCAAAGTCATGTTTTACTCGTTTTTTGTTTTTAATGAACCTAAAATCAGCAACTGAGATAGTCCTTCCCATAAAATTTACACATGTTTCAATTGCAGAGTTCTTTAGATAAAGCCTTTGTTCAACATCTAAGCCAAAAAAATCTAAATCAAATATTTCATTGAGTTCCTGTCCAAGATTCCTATTTTTATTGAACATGTCTAATACACTCAAATTTTAATCACATCCTTTCATGGTGAATTAGATATGGATCACACTCCTTTCTAAAAAGAGTCACCCGTTATAATTATTCTGATTTTCCTCTTAATCCACCACCACTGAAATTCAGCATTGGTTCTATCAAGATTGTTTAAATGATGATACTTTAAT